AGTATCATAACCTTTACCTGTTATGTAATCACTATCTTCTGGATAAAGTTGCCACGATGGTGCTGAAGAGGTAGTAGTTGGTGCTACTGGTGCTGCCGTTGTCGTTGGCGCACATGGAGGCATAGTTCCATCTGGACATCTTTGTTGACCGCCGTCGCCCGCTCGTGTATCTTTTTTATCTTGAAAAGGTCCATAACCTGCGTCTTTTAAATAATCTTTTCCTGTCGTACTCATGACATCAAGAGTTCTTGCTTTAGGATCTGTATTATATTGATTAGCCCGGTAATAATCTCGATATAAACCTTCTTTTCTTGCAAACTTTTCTCTTGATTTCTTATTTTGTTTCTCTGCCCAAGGTCCAATTGTTTTATCTAGAACCCAACCAGCTGCTTTAATTGAAAGGGGAACAAACCCTGTAGATTTTTTATTATCACCACCTGTAGTAGTTTTAATTTTAGTAGTTGTAGTATTACCATTACCACTACCACCTGTATGAGTTTTATTAGTTTTGGTTTCGTGAGAAAAACCTGTATCTGTATGTGGATTAGGTCTTCCTGACTGAGTTCCGGTTGGGGAACTGTATCCAGGTTTGTTTCCAGCTTTAGCTGTCTCTTCGTGTGGATTTGCCATTATTTTTTCTTACCTCGTTCTTTTGTTCTACGATCTTCAGCAGTACGCTTCATTTTTTCAGTTTGAAGTTTAGCTTCTGCTATATCTCGTGTTTGCTGAAGTTTTTCTTCAGCTATTCTAATTCTTTCAGCTGCTTGATCTTCAACACTTTCTAATTTCATTTTTTGAATATCAATCGTTTCGTCAAATTGTTCTTCTTTCATTTCAAGATCAGCACCCTTTTCTGTTACTTTACGTTGCATATCCATAGCTTTCAAATCTAGCTCTCTTTGTTTTAAAGCCACTAATGGATCTTGCTGTTTAGTTAGTTGCTCAGTTTTTACTAATTCTTGGGTAATTTGTGCTACTCTTTGAGCAATCATTCCTTCAATTCTAATTTGTGCTCCTTCAGGATCGGATTTCATTAGTTGTTGTAATTGAGGATCACTTTGTAATTGATCTCCTACTTCTCCTTGAGCTTTTAAACTAATGTGATGAGAGATATGACTTTGTAAATTAGCATAAACCATTGGATTAATTTGAACCATTCTAGATTGCATAAATGCAGCATGAGATGCTATGTGTGCATCTTGGTCTTGTTGTGGAAATGCATGGGGCATTTGCATTTTTAAAGCTTCAGCATTTTCAATTGCCGGGTCTTTAGGCACAATCGGTGGTTCTGGTTTTAAAATTTTATCAATTTCCCTAGTCCCTAAAGCTTCATATAGTCTTCTATAAGACTCTCTAAGGTTATGCATACCAGGATTAGACATTGCAATCTTTAATTGTTCATTTGCAAGAGTAACTCTTTGAGTTAAACTGTAAATATTAGGGTCCGCAACTGGAATTACATCTACTCTTTCATCAAAATCTTCTGTTTTAACCATTCTATCTGCACCATAAACTGCATATGGATAAACAGGAGGTAAGTAGGTACCAAAAATAGATGCTAAAAGTTTAAATTCTTGTCTCATTGCGTTGTAACAACGTTTATGAATAGCTGTCATGACTCTTGAACCACGTTCTAAGAGTGCCATTGTAGTTCCAACTGCTCTATTTTGAGAATCTTGGCCAACTGACATGTCAGTAATAGCTGCAAATCGTTGTCCAGCTCCAACAACAAAGCCTAAAAGTTGAAAAAGAGTAGCTGAAGGTTCTTTAAAAGGTAAAATTTGAAATTGATCTTTAATATTTCCACCTGGAGCGTCTACATCTCTAAATTCTCCAGGTGCAAATGGTTGATCATCGTCTCTAATTCGAATTCCTCTAGATTTAAACCCTGCTGGAAGGTTACTTAGAGTTCCTGCGTCTAATAATTGTCTTAAAGCTTGAGTTGCAGTTCTTGATAATCCACCAATCATGTGAATTAATCCAAAACCATAAAATCCTAAGCCTGGACAAAATTTATAATGATTAAAATATTCAATTCTGTTGTGTAAGGGATCATCTGGCTTATAATTTCTGTAAATTGATAAGACTTCAGCAGATCCCTCATCTATTGTAACTATATAGGGAATTTTAACTTGTTTTTCCGCGTTCTGCATTTCAAATTCTTCTAAATTTAAATCAACATGCATTTCTAAAATATTAAAATTAGTAGGTCTATCTGCAGTTGGTGTAATACCTTCTAATTCATCGTATTTTTTTTGAATTTCGTCTTGTTTAGGTTGTGATGGTTTAAGTTCGATGTCTCTATAAAAACCTGCTTTTTGTCTTTTAATAATATCATTCTCACTCATTCTAACTATGTGAGAAATTCTTTCACAACTTAATAAATCTGTTGCAAAGTAAGGAACTACTAAATCTTCTGCTGGAACAAATTTTGCTACAGCTCTTTCCATTACTTCATCATAATAAATTTTTTTAAAAGCAGAGCCTGCTAATGGAAGATAAAATAAAAGTTGATCCATCTCTGGAGTATATTCTTCCATTTTCTCCATGATCATATAGTTCATAAAATCTTGAACACGATCTGCTTGTTGTTGTTTTGCTTGAGTTTCTTCTCCAACTATTTTACATTTTACTGGTCCATCAGATGGAAGTAATTCTTTAAAGGCTTGTGCTTGAAATTGAGTAACTGCTTCTGCAAGTAATGGGTGAGTAACATTCGCCGACCCTCTAAATGGTCGAGTCATTTCAGTAAATTTAAATCCTAGAAGATCTAAACCGTTTTTATAAGTTGTCTCCCAGTCTTTTCTACTAACTTTGTCTTTTTTATATTCGGTGATAAGTGTATTGGCCATTCGCTGAAGAGTACGGACATCCATATCTTCCGCAAGATTAGCGTAGAAGTTGTCAGGGTTTTCGTCTGTCTCATCCCCCATTTCAACCGGCTCGTCGCTCGGTCTTTCAACTTCTACAGCAATCTCTTCTTCACTCGTTGGGTCTTCATCCTCAACGATCGGATTTTGTCTCTCCACATCGGCCATAATTACCAAGTTCTAGTTTTAAGCGTACCATTCAATTTAGTATGAATGTCAACTGAACCACCTTGCATAACGTAAGGATTATCAGGATTTGAACCTCTAGTTCTTACCATTGTGCCAGTTCTAGCTTTCTTGACTTTCCAATCTTTACTTCTGTTACCCCATTTACCATAAGACTCGTCTCTTTCTTTTTTGGCTTTTTTCTTATTTTTGGCAGTAGCTTTGCCTTTACCAAGTCTCATTCCGATTGATTCATCTTCTCTAGCATAATAACCTTGTTTTGCTTTAATCATTTTGCCTCCTTTAGCTGCATCCATTCCAGGCATGATTTCGTGAGTCGTACCTTTAACAGCTGCACCTGTTCCTCTAGTTTGTGATTTAACTAATTGTCCTTGATATGCTTTGATAGGTCCACCTGAATTTTTCATCTTCATGTTCCACCATTTTTTATACCAAGGAGTGTGTTGATGAACATTGCCTTTGTCAAAGCCTTTGCCCATTTTAGTCATTCCTTTGTCCCATAGGGCAAGATTTTCAGCAACATTTGCATCACCGGATTTCAATCCACCAAAATATTTCATATTAAGAGGTTTTTTGGCACCTGCTTTAGATAAAGCATGCGCGGCCATTCCTGCTGCAGCAATCTTTCCTATTTTTTTTAATAGTTTTTTTGCCATGATATATATATCTCCTTATAGTTTATAAACTGCTCTTATATTACCATTTAAATAAGTCGACTACTAGCCCACCTTCTTTCTTATAAAGCTTGAAAGGCTTTTCTAACATATCTGGGGTAATTTTCAAACCAAAAGCTTCTGAATATAACCTTGGATCATTAGCTTCTAATTTGAGTATTTTAGCATTAGACATACCGCTAACTTCCTGTAAATAATATTGAGCTTCTGCCTCAGTTTTAAAGGCTATAAGATGTTCATCTATAGGTTTTCTAAACCCTAACATTCTTGCATCAGTACCTGCTCTCGCACTATGGGATACTACTATTTTCCAAGGAAGGTCAGGATCTGATTTAGAAATCATAATAGGTCTTGCCTCAGAATTATATTGTTTAGCAAGCTTAATCATTCTCTCTGGTAGAACTGCTGTTTTATTATAAGGAGTTAGAATAGCTTTGTTTTGTTTTTTAGAATAAGCTTTTACTCCTTGAATTCCAGCTTTTCCTGTAGCCGTTCCATAAAATTCAAAATCTCCCAGTTTACCAATTGCTCCCGCTTGTTTGTCGGCTCTTTTAAAAGCGTGTAATCTTTCAACAGGATGAATAGCAATCCATTTTACTCCATCATCAGCTGCACTTTTTGATAAGTGTTTAATTAAATGATCTCCCCACACATCTCTTTCAATCATCGGTAAAAAGGGAATAGTATTATCCGATCGGTTAGAAACTTTTGTTGCAATGTTAGATGCATTAACCGTATTCTTCCTTAACTCCTCCCCAAGTTCTCTTAATCTTCTAAGTTCCATTCTATCGGCATAGGTTGGCATTGGCTTGTTGTAAATAACTTTCATCTTATTCCAAATATTATCAAGAGCTGCACTTGCCTGACCAAATTCTGCTTCCGTATTAAAAGGATTAATTCTTTTTTTATCAGGATATCTTTTCATTGCATCGTATGCTTTCTGGTGCACATCGGATTGTGCTTCATGTAAAACATACGCTTTATTTCTTTCCGGACCCGAAACAGTTCTTAAACCATAACGCGCGTGATAGATTTGATTATTTAATATTTTACCACCAACTGCACTCTCATAATGTTGCGGAGAAACATTTCTTCCATAAGGAATTGTTTTAGGATAATAAATAACATCTTCAATATATTTTTCATCACCATGCATTGCATAAGTTTTATTCTCTCCTACTCCATATTTAGGAGATTGACCTAATTTAGTTTCCGCAGCAAATTTTCTTTGAACTCCTAATATCTTACGCTCTAAGTCCATTGCCTCGTCCACTCCTTTAATAGGAGCCAATCCTGCTGCGTTTATCTCACTTTCAATTTTAGGAATTAATTCTTTTACTTTACCTATCTGTTTTGCTACATCATCCACATTAGACTTTATATAATCCGCCTGCGAAAAATTTTGTCTTGAGTTAGCATTTATTTGAGCCATATTAAGTTGAAGATCATCCATACGAGATTGAAGTTTGTTTAATGTATTTTCTTTTTTACTAAAAAAATCAGCAGCTTTACCTGTAGTTCCTGCTCCGTATCCAGCAGGTGCTTGTTGAATTGATATTTTATCATAAAATTTTCTTAGTAATCTTTGAGCATCAATAACTATAGGTTCTACTAATTGTGGTGCATCATTTACATATTCAAATCTTTTAACTTTTAAATTAACCGCAGGTGAATTAATAACCATTTTAAGCAAATCAGTTTTAGCTACATTCATATTAGCTTGTTCAGCCGTTTTTAAAAATCCACTTATTAACTCATCTTTAGGTCCGAAGACCGCGATGTTGGCATCTTCTAATTCTCTTCTTGAAACGTTCATTTTAATATTTTGAAACCCTGGTTGATTACTTTTGAACTGAGATAAAGGCTGACTTTTTTTTAATTGATCAGCCCAGACTTTAGCTGGTAAAGGTTTCATTGATGGATGTTGTGCAATCCAGTCATAAAGTGAAGAACCAAATCTCCCTTTTCCTGAACCTTGAGATAAAGGAAGTTTTATAGAATTAGCTTGAACTAAATCTAAAGTAGCTCGATAGTCTGATCGTGCGCCTTGAACTGCCGGCGGTGTTTTAGAAATAAGTTCCATTGATTGAGCCGTGGGTGTTTGGGCCGTGGTTATTGTTTCATTAACCTTATCTAATGGTTTAGGCACCTGTGATTGAAGTGGTGGTTTAGGAGCATTAGATTTAGTAATTTTAAATAATTCTTTTAAAAAAGGAATTCGTCTTCTGCCTAAGTATGCAGCGCCCCCGACTAACGCACCAATGCCCAAGGCTCCCGGCACCGCTGAGGGTCTATATGTTTTATATTCTTCTAATTCTTTTTTAGCCATTATAATAAACTCGTATCAACATTCTTTCCAATTACTATTTCACCACCAGTACTATGCTTGGTTGCACTCTTAGATTTAATTTTATTTATGTAAGTTTCTAATTTAGTATAATCTTTATGAAACTTATCTAATTTTTTTTCTGTTCTTGGTTTGTTGTATCTGTTTAATTTAAAAACTTGGTTTAAATTTTTAGCTTTACCCCACAATAATTTCATAGCTTTTCTATGATGCTTTAAAGAAGTCTTTGCTTGATTTTGAACTTTTATTTTTAAACCCTGAGCAATAGTTAATTTTCTTAAATCATCAGGTTTAATTTTAGTTACTCCTAAAGAAGCTAGTTCTGGAGTTTTAATATATTTAGTATCTTGTTTTAATTTTAATCTAGACCGCGTGTGCATTCTATGGCCAGCTGTTTCTTTTTTAAATTGTTTAAATCCTGTTTTAATCGCTTTAGTTAATAAGCCTCCTTTTAACTTCTTTTTAATTTTTCTTTTCTTTTTTCCTATTAACATTTTAATGCTTTTTTTAACTGATGCCGGATCTTGTGCCATGTGCACTCCACCATACATTCTATGCATTTCTTCGCCCCAGCTTTCTCTAGAACCAACATAAGGCATTCTTTTTACAATAGCACCCAAACCTCCAGGATTAACTTTCATTGTTAAA